ACTGCACAGTTTAGAAGTTTAAAAGAAAATTCAGAATTAACTCGCATTAAAGATATAACCAGCAGAGTATTAAAAGGTTAATAGCATGGACATGAAGAAAATTTTACAGGCAATGGACGGTGTTGCTTCAAAGCCTGTAGAAGGTGCTGACAGCATGTCTAAGTTTCTTCGTGTGGTCAAAGAAGCTGAGATTAATCAACCAGCCGTTAAACCAGTCAAAGTTCCTCCCATACCGCAACTGCCTGCACAAGATGGCGACCAAGGCGATGGATCTAAATTAACAACAAATCCAGATGGTACTAAAACTTATGCTGGTGGGTTTGGAACATTTATCTATGATAAGTCAGGTAAGGCTATAAAATACACTACACCTCAATTCACTGGAGCAAGTCAAACAATTGATTTGACTAATAATCAAACTACACAAAATTATAATGCTGGCCCAATGAATACTACCCAAACTGTTGATGCTAAAGGTAAAGTGGTATCACATAATACTGAATACGATTTAGGTGTAGGTAAGATGGCAATGGGTCGAGATGCCAAAGGAATAACATCTAAATCATGGCAGGGCCGTGGCGAGGAAGCTAACAATATTGTGTCAAATAAAGATTTATACGCTATGGGTAACAAAGATAAAGAAGCCACATATGGTCGTGCAATGGCGCAAGTTAATGGTGCGCCAGTCCAAGAAAACAGTCTAAGTAAATTCTTATCTATTGTAGATAAAAATGATGTTAGTATACTAAGTGAAGGCACTAATCCACACAAGGTTGCATTGCCAGTGCAAATGGCCATGCAACATTATCAGCAACCTAAAACAAAACCACAACCACGTGAACGACTAATTGACAAATACTTTGTTGAAGCTGAAACTGAGATTATGCAACGCAAAGAAGAAAAACGTGCATTGATTAATCAATATGCCAAGACCATTGCTGAACGAGTGCTGATGAAAGAATCTGCACAAACAGTATCGGAGACTCCGATTGAAATGACTGGAGATCCCAATGATCCGCACATATACGGACACGAGAAAGCAAACCCAATGAGCTTGAAAGGTCGCATTGCACAAG